TCAGCCAGCAGGCCATCCGACAGCATAACTGCGGATCGCCTTCAGGTCTGTCAGCGCCTCAACCTCGGCTTTCATCTGCAACTGCCGTGTATTAATCTCCACTCCCTTCGCAAACATCGCCTGCTCTGTCGCATCTGCCAGCGCAATTATCTCCGCCGCCGTCACCGGCACCACATTATTATCCCCGTCGGTCCAGGCAAAACCTTCCGGAAGACGGTTATTCTCTGCCATCAGGCGTGTCGTGCTTATCCTGGACAACGTCTTCTTGCCGTAATCCCAGTTCCTTCCGTTGAATTCCATCACGTATTCCATATTCTCCTGCACATCACGCCAGATATTAATCTCTTCCCGTTTCGCCGCCTTTGCCGCTTCCAGTACTGCTTCCGTGGCAACAAAGGCACTCACGCTTCCGTACGTTCCTGCTGTCAGCCCAGACCACAATGCTTTTCCGTGTTCTGTATTATCCGTTTCCGTTGCAGTATACGGCAGCCATACCTGTTCCCCTTTTTCATTCACCGCGTCTTCAAACTGCACCTCACAGTTTATCCCGCCATATTCGTTGCTGGCTGCATTTCGTACTGCAAGAATCTCTTTTCCCTTATCCACCATGACCTCCTCTATGATATGCGCTGAAATAATCCTGCCTGTCTGATACCCGGAGATGATGTCCATAGCATCGGACCACATGCACGCCACGTGCCCGGTAAACGGGTCTCCCCCACATTACCGGAAGCAACCAGGGGAGTACCATTCGAAAGGCAACATGCAGACAGTGATGAGCCGGCAATGGCTGAGCCCGGTGCCATATCCCCCGAATAACTCGTCGCATAATATGCCGCAAGGACAAAAGAACCGACACCAAACAGTCCGCTGTCAGGACTTCCTGACGGTCCCTGAGGTCCTGCCGGACCTGTGTCTCCCGTATCTCCCTTCGGTCCCTGTGGTCCTGCCGGGCCTGTGTCTCCCGTATCTCCCTTCGGTCCCTGTGGCCCTGCCGGGCCTGCAGCTCCCGCATCCCCTTTAGGTCCCTGTGGTCCTGCCGGGCCTGTGTCTCCCGTATCTCCCTTCGGTCCCTGCGGACCTGCCGGGCCTGTGTCTCCCGTATCTCCTTTTGGCCCCTGAGGCCCTGCCTGACCTGCGGCTCCCGTATCCCCTTTTGGCCCCTGTGGTCCTGCCGGGCCTGTGTCTCCCGTATCTCCCTTCGGCCCCTGTGGTCCTGCCGGGCCTGTGTCTCCCGTATCTCCCTTCGGTCCCTGCGGACCTGCCGGGCCTGTGTCTCCCGTATCTCCTTTTGGCCCCTGAGGCCCTGCCTGACCTGCGGCTCCCGTATCCCCTTTTGGCCCCTGTGGTCCTGCCGGGCCTGTGTCTCCCGTATCTCCCTTCGGCCCCTGTGGTCCTGCCGGGCCTGTGTCTCCCGTATCCCCTTTCGGCCCCGGCGGTCCGCCCGGGTCACCTTTATCGCCCTTCGGTCCCTGTGGACCTGTTTCTCCCCGTTCTCCCTTTGGCCCCGGCTCACCTTTTGGTCCGACCGCCCCCGTTGCCCCGGCTGGTCCCTGTGCCCCTGTGGCACCCTGTGGACCTGTGTCCCCCTTCTCGCCCGCCGGTCCCCGGGCATTCTCTGCCCGTTCCTTCGCTTCCTCTGCACTCGCCGCCGACGCTTCAGCACGCTTCAGGATTTCCGCTGCCACCGCTTCCAGCTCTGCAAGCGCTTTCGGGTAATACTGCACCTCATCCTGTTCCATCAGAAATTTATTCAGCGTTCCCGGCTCAGAATCCGCCTTCACCAGAATGTCACCCACATACGACGGGGCGTACCCTTCCGTGTTCAGCGTCACCCGGTACCACCCCGGCTCCACATCAAAACTGTAACTGCCGGTTTCCCCCGGCTGCCCCTGCGCCACCGTGGTGACTATCACCGTCTCACTCGTTCGCGTGGCTTTCAGCTCTATGGTGCAGTCCGGTACCGGTTTTCCTGTACCATCCTTCAGCACACCTGAAATCTTTACTGCCATATTCACCCCACAAAAAAGCCCGCCTGAACCGGCGGGCTGTCATAACACTGTGTTACCTGGCTAATCAGAATTTATAACCGATACCCACGATGAAACCGTCAGTGCGCCAGTCACCACTGCCGGAGCCTTCATAAGCAATATCAATGGCCACGGATTCGGTCGGGTTAAACTGCACGCCAGCCCCCCACGCCAGAGACGTGTTGCTGTGGCAACCGTCATCACTTCCGGTCAGCACGTCGTGCGTTTTCCCCTTGTTGTCAGTTACGCGGAGATAATCCCCGGAGAAAGTCGACACACGGCTGTAAGCCACACCCGCCATCGCATACGCGCTGAACCATTCATTCACGCGTACAGACGGCCCCGCCATCACGCTGAACCAGCGGTTACGCACGGAATCTTCATGCCAGCGGGTATCTCTGTAGCGCGTTTTTTGCTCATCCTCAGCATTGGCATAACTGAAGGACGTAAGACGGGCATACACCGCCTCCGGTGCCGTGTCATCACCGGCAATACGTATCTGGTACCAGCCTTCGTTCATCTGACGGCGAAAGCCCGGCATCTGCATCGACAGGGCGCGAATGGCTTCCGCTGCCGTGTTCACATACAGGCTGAGGCGGCGGCCAAATCGTTGTAAATCCCCGTGAAGGCAGATGCGTGCCAGTGGCGGTGACGCCAGACAGAATGCGTTCGTCGTTGCCATTTTTCGGAATACCTCTCCCGTTTACTCAGTTGTTCAGGCAGATGGTGAAGCAGCTCACCGTTGCCGCAGTAAATGGCGGCATGGTTCGGTACCGAAGCACCAAAGCAGCACAGCAGAATATCGCCCGCCTGTGCAGAGGACAGGGGCACCCGGTAAAAGCCTGTGACCGCCATATTGTCCAGGTAAAGGTTCTGACCGTTGCGCCACCAGTCATCCTCGCGATGAAAATCCGGCATTTCAGTCCCCGCCAGATGATAAGCATCCCGAAACAGCGTGTAACAGTCCGTCACCCCGTGCTCAAAGCGCCGTCCTGTCAGATGTGGCACACAGCGGAATTTGTGAATGTCACCCCGGCAGACCAGCCACCAGGGCAGTGCGCTTTTTATCTGCAGCCGCCGGTCAGCCTCGCTCAGCCAGGGCAGCCCACCGGGATGACTGTGGACCAGTGCCACAATCTCCCCCTGCATCTCTGCCCGCAGCCAGTCTTCCGGTGCGATACGAAAATACGCCTCCGGCTCTGCAGAAATATTCACACAAGGGATATACCACTCCCCCTCCGGCGTGCTTATCACGAAGCCGCACGACTCCGCAGGCGCACACCGCCGGGCATGCGCCAGAATCGCTGATTCAGTCTGTGTCATAAACCGGGATTTACTGCGAAAGTTTATTAATGGAAAGGAAACCGCCAAAATTGCCGACATTCCTGCGCAGTTCACACCCGCGCATGCACTTGCTGCATCTGTCCTTACGGATATCCGTGGTGGGTTTATCGAACTCATCCGCCACAGCCCCGCCCGTGTAACCACACTCATCAGAGCGGTAGGTCCACATACAGGTGTTCGCCAGCATGATACGACCGGGAAACAGCGCCCCGTCCGTCTCGGTCGGTGTGGCCAGCACAAACGAGGCCGTCATGGCTGTCAGCTGCGACATCTGCTCCACCACCCAGCGGTCACTCAACTCCTGCTCCGGGTCCGCCGCCGGATTGCCCGCAACGAAATTCACCGCATCCAGAAAACGGGCATACACCCGGCGGCGGACCACCGTGGCCCCCACCAGACTCTGCAGGTCTTCCGCCATCCCGGTGACCAGACCGAACAGATTGGACACCGTCAGCGACGGTCTGGCACTGCTGCCCTTCCCGCTCATCTCAAAGCCGCTGCCATCAATCGGGTACGCCTGGTACTTCCGCCCCTGCCAGGTGACCGGCTCCCCTTTTTCATTCAGCTCATTACAGAAAAAATACCGCTCACCACCCTGCACCGTCAGGTCAATTTCCCAGAGTACCACCCGCGGTGACTGCTCTGATTTAACCGACTCGCTCAGACTTTCTTCGTGAATATCCTGCATCAGTTCACCACCTGCTTAAACTCCGCGCTGAACTCAACGCGCAACATCCCGACCCGCGCAGACCACCCGGCACAGGTCACCTTTATCTGCCGGTATGCATAGGGTGGCTTCCACAAAAATGCCTTCCAGCCACCGTGCTCTGCCAGGAACGCTTCCAGATGGTTGCCCACGGTTGAGCCAGAGATGACAGCTTCCACCATCATCCGGCGAAACCCGGTCTATCCAGAAGTTTTCCTCACCGATGGTCAGCGTGTCTCCACGCCGCAGTTGCCGCACATCATCAGTCCGGACAAACAGGGACGGGCTGGAGCCTTCAACGCGCACGCCCTGTCCGGCATAGCTGATATTTTCAGGGTCATCAAAAACACCACGTATTACTGCGCCGGACTGCTCACCGGATGTCATGGTGGCTGACGTTCCCATGTACCCGTCCTCGCTGACGTAATATCCCAGCGCCGCACCGCTGTCATTAATCTGCACACCGGCACGGCAGTTCCGGCTGTCGCCGGTATTGTTCGGGTTGCTGATGCGCTTCGGGCTGACCATCCGGAACTGTGTCCGGAACAGCCGCGACGGACTGGTATCCCAGGTGGCCTGAACGAACAGTTCACCGTTAAAGGCGTGCATGGCCACACCTTCCCGAATCATCATGGTAAACGTGCGTTTTCGCTCAACGTCAATGCAGCAGCAGTCATCCTCGGCAAACTCTTTCCATGCCGCTTCAACCTCGCGGGAAAAGGCACGGGCTTCTTCCTCCCCGATGCCCAGATAGCGCCAGCTTGGGCGATGACTGAGCCGGAAAAAAGACCCGACGATATGATCCTGATGCAACTGGATGGCGTTGGCGGCATAGCCGTTATTGCGTACCAGATCGTCTGCGCGGGCATTGCCACGGGTAAAGTTGGGCAGCAGGGCTGCATCCACACTTTCACCCGGTGGATTCCACGCCCGCAACTGCCCACCAAATCCGCTGCCACCGCCGTGATAACCGGCATATTCACGCAGCGATGTCATGCCGTCCGGCCCCAGAAGGGTGGGAATGGTGGACGTTTTCATACATAAAATCCTGCAGGTCCCCTGCGTCGCTGTGTCATGCCGGTCTGCACTTCCAGCTCCGCAATGTATTTTTTCAGGTCAGACACGGAAGTGGCCGTAAACTCCACTCGCCGTCCGTCTTTCTGTACCGTTGCCACCCGTTTTCCTGTCATCAGGTCATGCAGTGCCGCACGGGCAGCGGCAAGTTCTTCCTGTCGCGTCATTCATCCTCTCCGGATAAGGCACGGGCGTAATCTGCCAGTGTTTTCTTGTTGGTTGCTGCACCATCCTCTTCCTGCAGGCTCGCCAGCAGCGCACTGAGATCCAGCTGCCAGCGGGAAATACTGATGCGCAGCGCCGCCAGCGCATAAACGAAGCAGTCGAGTGCCTCATTGCGTCGCTTTTTGCTGTCCCACAGTATTTTTTTCCTGCCATCCACCCATTTTTCGACCTGCTCTTCAGCAGTCAGCTGCTGCGCTTCGGTCAGATCAAAAATATCCGGGTTATTCGGGAAGTGAACGGCACCGGGAAGCGGTTCATCCCCTTCCGGCGTCAGTGTGAAGCGGTTATAAATCTGCTCTTTCGCGGTATCCGTACCGATTTCGGTAAGGTAAACCCCGTTTTTGTTTCGCTTACGAGGCATGCTGGCCACCGGCTTTCCGTAGACGGATGCCCCTTTAATGGGGATCACCCGGAACAGCCCATGTTTTTTCGAGCGTTCATACACAATGGTCGGGTCAATCCCGCCAGTATCCCAGCAGATACGGGATACCGACATTTCTGCACCATTCCGGCGGGTATAGGTTTTATTGATGGCCTCATCCACACGCAGCAGCGTCTGTTCATCGTCGTGGCGGCCCATAATAATCTGCCGGTCAATCAGCCAGCTTTCCTCACCCGGCCCCCATCCCCATACGCGCATTTCGTAGCGGTCCAGCTGGGAGTCGATACCGGCGGTCAGGTAAGCCACACGGTCAGGAACGGGCGCTGAATAATGCTCTTTCCGCTCTGCCATCACTTCAGCATCCGGACGTTCGCCAATTTTCGCCTCCCACGTCTCACCGAGCGTGGTGTTTACGAAGGTTTTACGTTTTCCCGTATCCCCTTTCGTTTTCATCCAGTCTTTGACAATCTGCACCCAGGTGGTGAACGGGCTGTACGCTGTCCAGATGTGAAAGGTCACACTGTCAGGTGGCTCAATCTCTTCACCGGATGACGAAAACCAGAGAATGCCATCACGGGTCCAGATCCCGGTCTTTTCGCAGATATAACGGGCATCAGTAAAGTCCAGCTCCTGCTGGCGGATGACGCAGGCATTATGCTCGCAGAGATAAAACACGCTGGAGGGGTCATCCGGCGTCCATTTGAGGCCAAACGGCGTCTCTTTGTCGCCAAATTTAAGATACTGCTCCTCCCCGCAGTGCGGGCAGGCAACATGAAAACGCATAAAATGCGGGGATTCACTGGCTGCACGCTCAATCTGGCAGGTGCCTCTCACTTTGGGCGTGGAGCCACGGATGGACTTTGGCCAGACCGAGCCTTCAATACGCTTATCGCCCAGGAACGTTGGAGAGCCTTCCTGTTCAATATCCTCATCAAAGGCAGCAAGTTCATCATAACCCGCCACATCCACTGACTTTTCACGGTAGTTTTTTGCCGCTTTACCGCCCAGGCACCAGAAGCCACGCCCATTGGTGAAACGCTTCATGGTGAGCGTGTTATCCCGGTGCTTTTTGCCATACCACGGGGCCAGCGCCAGCAGCGACGGAATATCACGAATAGTCGGCTCAACGTGGGTTTTCATAAAGTTCTCGGCATCACCATCCGTCGGCAACCAGATAAGGGTGTTGCGCTGCTTATGCTCTATGAAGTAGGCATAAACACCCAGCAGCATTTTGGAATAACCGACACGGGCAGACTTCACCACATTCACCTCACGGATGTAGTCGCTGCCCATCGCATTCATGATGGCCCGCTGAAAGGGCAGTGTTTCCCAGCGCCCTTCCTGGTATGCGGATTCTTTCGGGAGATAGTAACTGGCATCCGCCCATTCAACGGCAGTCTGTGGCTCCGGCCTGAACAGGGCTCGCAGCCCGGCGCGTACATCACGCCGCAGAATATCAATCTGACTGTTCGATATATTCACTCAGCAACCCCGGTATCAGTTCATCCAGCGCGGCTGCTTTGTTCATGGCTTTGATGATATCCCGTTTCAGGAAATCAACATGTCGGTTTTCCAGTTCCGGAAAACGCCGCTGTACCGAGAGAGGGATCCCGTCAAGAATACTGGCAATTTCACCTGCGATCCGTGACAGCACGAAAGTACAGAATGCGGTTTCCACCACCTCTGCGGAGTCTCTGGCATTCTTCAGCTCCTGTGCGTCGGCCTGCGCACGCGTAAGTCGATGGCGTTCGTACTCAATAGTCCCAGGCTGGAGATCTGCCTCACTGGCAGCCCTGTAATCCTCAACCTCTTTACGGAGTTTTTCATTTTCGATATCAGCTTCCCTCTGCGCATACCACTGAATTGCCATGGCGGTATCAAATACAGATTCAACGCCCTTACCACCTCCGGAGACGCAAGGGAGTCCCTGAGACTGCCAGCGTTCAATCGTTCGCGGATCCACGTTGAAAATTTCGGCAAGTTTCTTTTTATTAACCTTCATGAAACAGTCTCACAATAAATACAGGGGCCGACATGAAAGTGCCCGAAAATGACTTTTTTAGGCGTTTTCATGTCGGACCTTTTACGGATTCGATATTAGAAAAAACAAATAGTTATGTTCGAGAAGTACCGACATGATTTTCCCCGGAAAATTTTCATAAATAGCGAAAACCCGCGAGGTCGCCGCCCCGTAACGGCCCGGATCGCCGGAAAGGACCCACGAAATGATAATGATTATCATCTATATAAGGTTTATCACAACATGTGTGTACGCCATCAAACCACGAGAAATAATCAATTATGACGCAGGTATCGTATTGATTGATCTGCATCAAATTAACGTAAAAGCAACTTCAGATAATACAAATCAGCAACACTGAATATGGGGAAACATTATGTCATCAAAGAACAGAACCCGCAGAACAACAACCCGCAACATCCGATTTCCAAACCAGATGATTGAACAAATTAACATCGCTCTTGATCTGAAAGGTTCAGGAAACTTTTCAGCGTGGGTTATTGAAGCCTGCAGGAGAAGGCTGGCAACAGATGCAACGCATCTGCGCCCGGCCAGCATGAAAAATAACGAGAAATGAACGTTCGGCTACAGGAGCAGGTACCCACTGTCCTCCAACAATATTTCATCTTCATATCCGACGGAACAAGACTTACCCTGCCGGGATGTACAGAATAACAACAGAGTGATAATTAATTTCTGATGAAATAATCAGGGTGCAGAAGGACTAAAGATAAACGTTTTCTTCACGCCTTTACACGGCCTGTCCTTCTCAAATCGCCATTTTGCCATCGCCTTTACAACCTGCTCATCAAACAAATGGTGCGGCTCTGAACGGATAAACTCAATTCGGGTGACAGTACCATCAGCACCAATATCAAACTTCACATCAACCCGTCCCTTTATATAATTTGCCGCTGCATAGGCCGGATATTGTGGTAATGCCTTAACCAACTGTCGGGGCATATCTGTTTTATGTTGCGTACAGCCCATAACCAGAGAAGACAACAAAATAATTAACGGAAGGTTTCTTTTCATTTTCATTCCCGGCACAGATAAGAATAAGTCTTATTCTAACAATGCCACCCTGTCGGTCATCAATCCTCTGCTTAATGGCAACGACAATTATCCGACTTAAATCACAAATCAGACACATGACATAACAGAGCTTGCGAGGTAACACATCGTCCGGTTTCTTCCACCATCGCACCGGACCAGCGACCATGAGGGGACAACGCCGCGCTCCGTTAACACGGTAAACCCCGGTGTGTATCGTTTTTGATTATCCCCGCACACTCGCGCAGAGGAGTCTCCCGGTCGGGCTGCGGTCTCTGTTAATGCGGGGATACGGCGACAATACCGCGCATGGTTAATAAGGTCGCTCAACACACTGGCTGTAATGCAGCGGATACCATGCGGCATTTAGCGGCATTCATCGTACACTCAACGGTTAGCTCTTCATTCGTGGCATTCACCTGAAAGGTCCGGGAGTGTAATTGCGTACATTTACCACTGAACGAACCTTCAACAAGAACACGACCACGCTGCAAAATACGGAACGGAATTGTTCCCTGAAAAGGCTTTACGGTTACCAGTAATTTCTTCATGCATTCTCCGGATAACAAAAATACTAGTTAATACACTGAGTGCGGATATAGTCCTGCGCCCCTTCCAGTTGCTTCTGCATTGTCATCAACCGCTCTCTGAGGGTGAAATAATCCCGTTCAGCGGTGTCTGCCAGTCGGGGGCCGGTTGCATTATCCACGCGGGCGGTGCCGGTGGCTTCACGCACGGAACCTGGACAGGTGGCGTTGATACGCAGGCTGCGGCGACCAGCGGCAACGTCAGCGCGCAGAGTTTCATTTTCAGCTCTCGCATCGGCTAACTCCTTTGTGTATTTTTCATCCAGCGCAGCAACATCACGCTGACGCTGCTGCATGTCAGTAATGGTTGTGTTTGCCAGCTCCAGCTCTCTGGCTTTTTTATCGCGCTGCGCTTTGTAGGTGATGGCGTTATCGCGGTAATGATTCAGCCCCAGACTAAGCACACCACAGGCTACCAGCAGGACAATAATCACCACACACAGAACACGGTTCATATCACCACCAACGGATTGCCCAGACCAGAACAGCAATGGCCACAATACGAATGGCAAATGCCATTGCCCGAATAAGTTCAGCACTCATCTTTTTAAAGTTCACGATTTCAGCGCAATGACCAGTTTTGCCAGCCCATACAGTATCGGAGACACAGCGATACCAACCGCCACCCACTTAATAGCAAAAGCCAGCGCTCTGCTGATGTCATCAGTTACTGGCGCTTTCAGTTCAAGGCCGTTTTTCATAGTCAACCTCAACAGAATTCGTTTATACTTTTCCATGTTCTCCCTTGCCTTATCCAAGGTCAGAAACACAAAACCCCGCTTGCAGCCAACAAACGGGGTTTTTACTTTTATTCACTTAGTTTTTGTTAGTTCGCAGGATTTCGTGTTATCCGTCCGTGTGAGCAAACCGCATTTTTCAGCAAAATATTCTGCTTATCTGTCAATTCCCCAGCACGCCAGCGCACTCTCCTGGTCGCGACGGGATACCTGACCGTAACAGTTGTTTGAGCGAATACGGCAGTCTCTGCCACCGTCCTTAATCCACCAGCGAATCGCTTCGCATGCTCCCCTGCGATCACCTGCATTAATTCGTCTGTAAAACGTCGACGGGAAACACTTACCGGGACCAATGTTGTACGGACAGAATGACGCGATCCCCGCTTTCTGGGGTTCGGTCAGCGGCACTCTGATGTTTTTCTCCACCCACGCCAGCGCTTTATCACGCTCAATGGCGTTAACCTGGTCGCATTTTTCCTTCGACAACTTCATGCCCGGAACGACAGGTTTGCCATCCACCATGATGGCACCACGGCAGATGGTCCAGATACCCGCACCATCACGGTATGCCGTGGTGTGGTTGCCTTCTTTTTCATCCAGAAACTGGTCGAGAATTTCAGGCGCAGACGCACCAGCGGCAATCAGCGCCAGAACGGCAGCCGACAGGCCGTATCTGATTTTTGCGTTCATGGATATTTATCAGGATTTATCGGTTCCGAATCCCTGGATATGTTAAGTCTTCAGCCCGCCAGTGGTGGGCACTGGCGTAAACTCAACAATGCGAGATGGCTGCCTCGCAAAGATAAGGAACAGATATGAGTGAAGAAAATAGCAAAGAGAATACAGCACTTTTTGACAGAATTTTTACTCTTGAGTTACAGGTCGGTTTTCTTCTCCCAAAGATAATCAAAGCAATGGATGCACTAAGTAAAAATAACGCTGTGTCAGATTACCTGATCGCCGAAATGGAACATCTAATTAAAGAAATACCAAAGACAGTTGCTCGTGATGATAAAAGATTCCTCAAGGCTGCTGAAGATGCTCTTTCAACAGTGAAGCGCAGCTTAGATGCGCCGCGCGATCAAGAATAGTTTCTTTCATTTCATCTGCTGCAAGCACCTCATTTTTTGTTGGGGTGCTTTTTTTCAATTCAGCGATATAGCACTCCAGTTTTTCAATGCGTGATTCAATATCATCGTTTTCTGACCGCAATGCCGTCGGTGGCGTCTTCAGAGAACCAGTAATTATTCCCGGTAGTTTTCCTCTGTAGGTTATCAACACATCCTGCGCCTCTAAAATTATGGGGCGCTTTTCCGGCAACGGACCATCCCCTTCACATAACCCGGCAGCAACATCCATGAAAAACTGCTTCGCCTGCTTTTTCGCCTCAGCTTCGTAAAACTCCAGCGTGGCATCTTCAGTACGGTCAAGACTAATCGCCACATCTGGCAACAACAGTGACGGATACCCACCAATTTCCAGTGCCACAGTAACAGTAATCTTATTCGGGTAATTATTTATCCCTTTAACAACCAGTTCGTATTTTTTCTTCATCGCTTTACTCTCCCCGCGCCGCCTTACGACGGTCCTCTCTGATTTTGAAATACAGGTTAGTCAGATATGTCAGCAGCCCAAACAGCAGACTTCCCAGTACGCCTATTGCCGCCCACTGAGACGGGGAAACCCTGTCCAGCAGCTGCAGGAACCAGTAGCCCGTCCCCACCGCTGACGTGGTGTATGACACACCTGTTGTGATTTTTTCCATCTGGTACATACCCCGTCTCCCGCAATCCGGAAGCTCACAACAACAAGAGGGGCATCAGCTCACACCGACAGCCCCTGCGCATGGTTACATCATCATTTCGCCGTCAGGCTGAGGCTCACTGCTACCATCAGGCTGAGACCCGACGCCATCTGAAACAGCACTGTCATCCGCAATGCCTTCCGGCTCCGGAACAGTCGGTGCGCCCAGCAGTTCATCCAGAATGGCATCCACTTCTGCATCAAGACGCGCCTCAAGGTTCTGCCGAAGTTGCTGTTTCAGTGCGCTTCTGACTTCTTCAGAGCGCAGGACTTCCTTCACTGCTTCAGCAGTGACCAGCGATTTTATTTCTGACATGGTATTTTCTCGTTGAAAGGTGTTGTTAAGAAAGTTGCTACGGAATGAGAGGCTCTTCGGGTTTTGTTCCGGCTGACTGACTGGCACTGATTTTCTCAGCGGCCCTTTTGTCAATCTGCCTGCGCCAGAAATCTCTCACGACTCTGTACCCACCAGAAAGAAGATACAGCACACAAACTGCTGTACAGAAATACAACATAATCAGCTGTAAAAATGTCATTATTCATCTCCATTATTGACATGGTCAATGCCTGCCAGTAAAAAACTCCTGCATTTTTTGCTCAGCATATTTTTGCTAAGGATGTAGCGACTTCTGCCGCCGGTTCTGGCTCCTTGTTTTCCCTGCCACGGCGGTCTTTTTTTCCTGCTTACGGGTTATTCACTTCCACTGTTATACTTTCAATCAGCACCGTATAAGTCGCATTTTTAGTGATATCGGTCACGCGCAACTTGTCTGCCGTAAACGTGCCGACCGGAGACTGCGACAGCATGAATGGTGTCCCGTCCTTACCATCAATGACCGGCGTCACCTCAATACTGTTGTTACCGGCAAAACGGAAGCCCAGCGTATGCCATTCGTTATTAAATGCGCCGAATGACCCCAGCTTCGTGTTCTGCGCCGTGTTTCCTTTGTGGTACATCACGTTGAGGTCTGTGGCATCGCTCTGTACGTAAAACGACGCCAGCAGATTGTTACCGGCATTACCTTCCAGTGTGACACCCTGAGGCAATGAAGAAACCGGCCAGTACAGCGCCAGTGCGTACTGATTAGCCGTAAGCGCGCCATCGAGTTTAAAACGACAACTGACAAGACCACCTTTACCCAGCAGGTCCGCACCATTACCAGCATCATGCTCAAGGTACCAGGGGGCTCTTCCTGTTTCCTTGGTCAGTTTCATTGCCTTACCCCCGCTGGCTCCGGCATCATCCACGATTTGAGCCTTGCCACCTCCAGCAGCCCAACCCTGTGGTGTCAACCGTCCTTCAGACTCAGATGCCCGGTAAGCAAATAGCGTACTCATCGTCGTGGTGTCTGCGGGTGGCGTGGACGGTTTTGATGGTGTATCAGGTGACGGCTTCTCATCCGGTGGTGTCACGGTCTGCCCGCGCATCAGTTCAGCCGTGCGCCCTGCATGGAGCATAATAGCTGAGGCCAGACGGTCTGAAATGACGCCCCTGCGTGCCCATGAGCTGAAATGGCTGTCACGCTGTGTCGAAACAAAACTGCCCTGGGTTCGGGATGCTGCACCGTAATACCCGACAGCCACAATATCCGGGTCTTCCGCCGGAGCATTCGTTGGCGTGCTCTGTCCATTCTCATCCGTCAGGAACGGTACAAAGAAAATTTTCTGTGCTTCCTTGCCTTTGTAGCCACCGTATACTGCCTCATATTTATCGGTGCCAGCGTTTTTCCAGTAATACGTGGTATCACCGCAAATCCACGGCACCGTGGTGGCATTTCCACTCACGCACTGCGCAGCAAGCGGAGCCAGGTCAGTTCTGAACTGCTGAACCATGGCCGTGAATAAACTATTATGCTGCTGGCTTCCTGAGGCAAGGTCTGCCTCTCCCTGCATCCAGACCACAGCCAGAAGTTTGTTTTTCGGGTTTTTCGCCAGCGCGACTTTGGTGCGGCTTACCAGGTCCTGATACAGAGGTTTACCGGCCCCCCAGCGTGAAGAATCAGCGGAAGCACCGCTGGCCTCACTGAATGAGCCGTCGGCTCCAGTGGTGAATGCTGACCCGCCACGACAACAGGGCACCAGAAGTATCCCGGCATTCTGTGGGATATAGGGAAGCAGTTTTTTGGCAATATGCAACCCCTGACCGACAGTCCCGTACTGGCCTTTTGCCAGATCAGCTTTCGGGTGGTTTATCCCGCTCATATCCTGAACATCATGCAGGCAGTGGTCTGCCGGAATGATGTCGTTGTATGTACACGACGTACCGTTGGGCGTTACCGTACTGCGGCGTGCCAGTTGCTTAATGCGTGGGTCCGGGCGGTCAAACGAATCCGGTAACGGCAGCCCCTCGCCGTAGGCCATGCCATTTGACTGACCCGCGAGAATGACAACAAAGTAATATTCCGGCTCTGAACTGCTGCCATTCGTGCTACCGGAAGGCCCGGCGTTATCCGGTGCATTCCAGTCGGAGGGCGTGAGCGTTCCGGCCACGTCAGATGTGATTGGAATGATGCCAGTCACGCCTGAACTGGTGATTTCTGCACTGGGATTACCGGATACCGGCATTACCCATAATGGCTCTTTCGTGCTGAAGCGGATCACGCAGTCTGCGAAGGTGATCCCCCCTTTATTACCCGAAGGGCGGAAAGGGCTTTCAATAAATGCCACCGTGCCACCGGCAACCTTGACTGAAAACTCTCCGGGCATGGCGGAGAGCATTTTCCACTTGGAGTCTGACATCGTCTTTTCTGCCTGTTTCTGAATTAAACAGAGTCAGAATAGCGACCGCTGAAAAATATGTGTTTTGCGGAAATTCAAAAAAGCGTCACGGTACTTTTGGTGACGGAGCTGGTGAGGCAGGAAAATAACGATAAAGGGGGGAAAGGCCAATATCAAATATCAGTGCGATTTGTTTACGGGACTCGCCATTAGCCAGCAAACGGGCGATTTGCTCCCGCTCTTTCTCTGTCAGTTTCTGAGGTCTGCCGCCATGACGCCCCTGAGCACGGGCAGCAGCAAGACCCGCGCGTGTACGTTCAATAATGAGTTCCCGCTCCATTTCCGCCAGCGCGCCCATTATATGGAAAAAGAAACGTCCCATGGGAGTGGATGTATCAATATTGTCCGTAATGCTGCGGAAGTTAACGCCGCGTTGCCGGAGTTCTTCTGTTAAAAGGACAAGGTGCTGCATACTGCGTCCAAGGCGATCCAGTTTCCAGACCAGCAGGGTATCCCCTGGCCGGAGTCGCTTTAATGCGCGTTTAAGTCCGGGACGCTCCCTTGTCTTACCGCTTATTCTGTCTTCGAAAAACAGCTCACATCCTGCACATTCCAGCGCATTTCTTTGTAGCGCCGTATTCTGGTCATTTGTTGACACCCTGATATACCCAATCAGCATACGATTTCCTTATTATAAAAAGCCGGAATTGTCGCATGAGGAATAAAACAGAGTTAATCCTGGCTTTCCTGAAAACCTCGGTTTACGGGAAACGG